TCGTATTGCTAAACGTGATTTAAAACTTCTTGGCAAAACAAATATTAAATATTCTTGCATAAAAGCTATGGCAGAATTAGAGGACAATATTGACGGTAGCAAGAGTATCAAGAAATTGATAATAGAATAGAATGAAAAATTTATTTGAATTTGAAGCTAAAGTGGTTAAAGGTAAATGTCCTACTTGTGAAGAACATACTTTATTAGTTGGACTTACAAAAGAATATTATAGATGTATGACATGTGGTGCTGATCTAGAACAACACATAAATGGTAAAATAAGTTATATGCCAGCGATACATCAAAACACGCTGAAAAAAGACTTAGATAAGTATTTCAGCGATGGCGAAAATTAAAGGATTTTTAAACAAGGTTGCACACGAACCGGTGCATCACAAGACATCGATTGGACGTAGACCTAGTTTATGCAAAATGAACAAATCGCAACGCAAAAATTTTAAAAAATACCGTGGCCAGGGAAAGTAATGAAATTTTTATTAAGTTTAATTATATGCTCGCAAGTAGCCGGCACTTGTTTAGAACCATACCAATGGCCCGAATCATTTAATAACCAATATGAATGTATGGTATTTGGTTATGAAGAATCTTTGAAAAAAATACAAGATATAGGGCCTGACGAGGTAAACAAATACAACATGTATATTAGGTTTATTTGTATGCCTGAAAACACCGTATAAAATTACAACTTAGAATTGATTATTAATGTCTGTGCATTCCAAGAAAGGAACGCACAAACAAAAGGTGTGAGAAGAGGTCTATATTTTATATTAAAAAAATAATACTTGCAATACCTGTTTTATATTATATATTCCCATATGTGAAAACAATAATAAGAAAGAAAATATGAGATATACGTACAAAGTAAGAGAATTAACACCACATACAGAAGATAGTGTAGATGTTGGCGAAGCAAAAGAAATGCAAGCAATGTCTTTTAAAAAGTTAAGACTTAAACTTGATCCAAAGAAAAAATATTTTATAGAGTATAGAAACAAAAAGAATAATTTTATATCAACAACAACACAGGGGAGAGACAATGGCTGATCCAGCTAAATTTAAATCACTATCAGTTCCACGCGAAGATTGGGAACAATTAGGGGTTCTTGCTACAAAAACTAACAGGACCAGATCAAAGATGATTGGAAGATTAATCAGATTTTTTATGGACAACAAAGGTGTAAAAGCAAATGGGAAAAATAATAAAAATAGCTAAACACGCATGTATTTGTCCTGTGTGTAAAGGTAATGGTTTTACAAAACAAAATAAAAAAATCATGCAGTGTGAACAATGTAACTCTGCTGGTGAATTAAAAATAGAAGAACCTACATTAGAATTTTTAGAGGCATTGGGTTCATCGAGGCTACAATGATTAAGAATCTTATAGCTAAAATTTTAAGAACTCCAAAATTTAAACAAAGAAAAATAGAATCCAAAAAGAAATATAAAAGAAAGAAGAAAGTATCCGGATATTATTACGACTACGATGGTAAGGAACAGATACTTTATGACGATAACTAATGAACAAGCAGCATACATTGCAGGACTCTTTGATGGTGAAGGTAGTATATACTTTGCTAAAAGACCAGAAAAGAAAAAGAAACACAAAGGACCTGGGTACAGAGTATCCATCTCACAAAGAATTAGTATGGAAGTAACAATGACAGATCAATCAGTAATACGTTGGATACATGAAGTATTAGGTGTTGGCACTGTAGTTAAAAAACCACGAAAAGGTTTACGTAAAGATGGTACAAAATATCTAATGCAATACAAATGGCGATGTACTTTTAGAGACGCGTTTTACGTGTGTTGTATTCTGTGGCCACACGCCCACACAAAGCTATCAAAGATACAACAAATTATAGATCACTACCAAGGTAAATTACTGAATGACAAGGTAGTAAGTTTACAAGATTATAAAATTAAGATGGCAATGGAATGACATTTGGATTTGGAATAGGTATGTTTTTTTATAATATGATCTGTCTGATGATAGGTCTTGCAATAATTTATATAATAATAAGGAATATTAAATGAAAGAAAATAATAATAACATAATTAGAGAAGTTGCATTTGAAGTTGATGAGTTTGAATTAAAACACTATAATGAAGAAGTAAAAGGGTGTTTTGAAAGAGTACAAAAAGATTTAAACGATGTCCAGGAGACTGTAGAGGATTTAGCAGACCCGAGATTTGTAGAGTCTGAACGTCTTAAAAAGTTAGAGGGTGCACCTTGCGACGTAGGTATGGCATTAGCAAATGCAAATACTGAAATAGATCAAATGGAGTCTATTGGTTTACAAAATGGTTTAGTTAGATCTAAACATTTACAAAATTTATTACAAGCAGCTAGATTTAGAAATTCTAAAGATAAATATTATTATTGTGGTAATGAAGATGTAGACCACGTCTCAGTAAAAATACCGTGGTATTTGGTGGATAATCTACTAGAAAAATTATATTTAAAATACCACAAAACAAAGGTGCATACTTGTTTTGATATTGTGGATATGTATCTTTTAGAGGATTATGACAAAGAAGATAGTGCCAGAGGCATATATGTTTTTTGGAAAGAGATAAAAGAATTGTGGGATGAAGTTGATGATGAAGAAACCTTATCAAATCATTATCACGATAGCGATAATTATTGGGATTATGGAGTTGATCCTAAATATTGTAAAAATTTAAAAGATTTTTTTAAAAAAAGAATTACACGAATTAAGAGAGCTAGAAGAAAAGAAGTTATAAAATTACAAAAAGAAAAAGAAGCTCTACGTAAAAAAGAAATTGAAATAAAAAAATTACAAGCTCAACAACATAAATTAAGAAACTATTTACCTTTGAAAGAATATGGTTTAAATATTCCAGGCACGGTTTATTGGTTTAAAGATATTAATAATATCTTTCAAAAAAATAAACATGGTATCTTGTATGTAGGAGAATCTAGAAATTTTCACAAACGTTTTAGTGCGTATAAGCCTAGAGAAAACGGAAGATTAACTGAATTAGAAACAAAATTACAAAATAAATTTCCAAAGTTAAATAAAAACAAAATACAAAAATTTGTTAGAGATAAAAACCAATGTAAGATTAGAGTTTTATCTTATAATTTTTTAAATGATGATTGGAAAAGAAAAAAACATGAAGCTAGAATTATAAAAAGAGTTAAACCCTTATTAAATAAAGGAGCAAGTTTCTATGATGGAGTGTAAATAAATGAAAAGAAATAATTGTTTTGTATACCCTAAAACGGTCCGTGAATCTATTGAAGGGGTCCGTCATTATGATGTGGGTAAAGAAAAGTTACCAAGTGTTACAACCATACTTAAAGCTACAGAGTCTGAAGAAAAGAAACAAAGTTTAGCGAAGTGGGCACAGCGGATCGGGGATAGTGCTGCCGAGAAAATCAAAGAGGAGGCTGCGGCACGCGGAACGGCGATGCACAAGATTCTTGAAAAATATATTTTAGAAAAAGGTTATCTTGATTTAACAAATGTTGGTAGAGATGCACACAACATGGCTCTTAGAGTTATTGAACAGGGTCTTTGTAATGTCCCTGAATACTATGGCACAGAATGTACTTTGTACTACCCAGGCCTATACGCAGGGCAAACAGATTTAGTAGCAGTACACAAAGGACAAGATGCTATTATAGACTTCAAACAAACCAACAAACCAAAGAAAAGAGAATGGATAGAAGATTATTGTTTGCAATTAGCAGCTTATGCAATGGCACACAATTTTATTTATAGGACACAAATTACAAAGGGTGTAGTTATGATGTGTAGTAAAGATAATTACTATCAAGAGTTTGTAATTGAAGGGTTGGAATTCCAAAAACATAAACATAACTTTTTAAGGAGGGTAGATGAGTATTATAAGAATAGACCAAAAACGACTGGATAATATAGCTAAAGCTTATTGGAATACATCTGGAGAAGTCAGAGAGATGTGGGGCCGTAAGTGGTACGAATTAGTAAAACAAATAGGGAGTAAGATAGATGAGACTAAGAGATCTACAGGAAATACTAGCAAAATTCACTAATGGGCAAAAAGGTACAATGATATCTGATTGTCCTGTTTACATTGAAACTATGACGGGACATTTAGAAGATGTGCGTAGAATAGAAATACAAGAAAGTAATATTATTGGTGATGCTAATCCTGCAAGATTAGTAATTAAAGCAGATAAAAATGAATTATTTAGATCAAGAACATTTAAACAAAGTTAAAGAATCCGTAACGGATAACGGTACCAAGGGTGCCCAACGCGAGAGTGGCGG